TTCAAAAATTTATTGAAGTTCCAAATACAAACATTCAAGAACCAGTCACAAATGACTTCGGTTATGACCTATGCTATAACATGGCACAAGAATATGGCATAGCACAATTAGTATGGTACGCTCTCAACGGAACTAGAGTTGTTGAAGGCGAGTACACAAACCAAGACTAGGAGGTCACCAATGAGTACATTTTTCAAGCACGTTGAATTACACAAATACGACATCACGGAACGTGATTTGCTCAGGGCATGTGTAGACGAACTGGTCGCCAGTGGTTACGATATACTAAGCGAGGAGGAGTTAAACCTACTTGCCAGACACAAACTAGAAAAGTTCAAAGACTATATGCGACCACTGTTCGCATAGTCTTGGCAGTTATTGGTATGCCCCCCGATATTTGGGGGTGTGCCGAGCGAAAAACGCAAACGTCCCTAACCTACAAAAGTATCCAAACGAGCGATAAATATTATTGCAAAATGAAAAAAATTTTGCTATAATATGAAAAAAATTTTCCTGGTAAAAAATGACTGAAAAACCCGAGCTAGAAAAAGATGCATATGATGATATTATAGAACCTCCCGTGTTTGAGGATTCAGAACGTGCGATGAAAGAACTCAAGGAAGATCCAAGGTTCATGGTAGTCCTCCATGAGAAACAACTTGAAAATATGGCAAATGTAATAGAGGAAATTGCACAACGTCTAATTAGTCTAGAAGCAAAAGTCATAGAATTAGAAACAACAACGAGGTTCCCTTCTGATTCGCCCACGAAAAACTTATCCATAGGTTCATGAACTATGAGAGATCCACAAGAAGCAAACTACTACGAAAAAATATTGAATAACTTTGATCAGTTCTGCGATGAATTTGAATTCGCAGCAGCAAAAAGATTCTCAGGACAAGATGATGACAGCAGACAACCAATTGACAATGCAGAAATTAAACGACAAACTCCAAGAGTTGTCAGAGAGATTAACCACGATGGAGAAGAAGTTAATCTCATTACAGAAGATGCAATTGATGTATCGCCCACCGAGATCAGAGAAACACGAGACGATAGTTGAGACACTTGATAGATTACATAATGATATAGATAACATGATGCATGGAGAACCTAGCATGTCATTTATCAAGAGTAAGGGAATACCATCACCAGAGGATATAGGATAATGCCAAGTGTTGCATATGAAGGATCAGAATGTACAACAGGTCACGGATGTGATACCACTGTTAAAATTAATGGTGGTAGTGCTAATGTGATTATTGGTAACAAGGGTGTAGCAAGAAAGGATGATCCATTAGAAAATCATACGATTGATAAAACTACTCTTGGATTACCATTTCCACCACCACCTTTATGCATTGACCATCCCAATCAAAAGGTTAACGAGGGATCTGCAAGTGTTTTCGTGAATGGAAAACCAATTGCAAGAGTTGGTGATTCTGTTGACATTGGTGGTAATATTACTCAAGGTGATAACAGTGTGGTTGCAGGTGGATAATCTTTATGATATAATATAAGTAACTGAAATTTATTATGGCACTTTATAACAATTCAAATCAAATAAAAGAATCAAGACCAAAGAAGAGTCGTCAGGGAACTGGAAAACATTCAAAGTATTCTGCGACAGCTCGTAATGGTGCAAAGAAAAGATACAGAGGTCAGGGCAGATGACTATATCATTTGGAACTGATCTTGATCTCAAGAGAATTGCAGATTCCTTAGAAAGAATTGCCAGTGTTTTAGAGAATGGGGCACATGTGAATATTGATCATGCTCATATAGATGACATTGAACACAATCATGTGGAGGGTGATATCAATAATCATCCTAAACAATGGTAAAAAAGGAGCGTGATCTCCGAGCGAAGACTCCGAAAAAATATAAAGTAAATTATGTTAATTAACAAAATTGAGGTAGATGAAGGTCGTGATATTATTATCATTGACGAAGCTTTCAAGTTTGGCGATCATCTTGCATTATACGACACGTGTATGTCTTTAAAATACTCTTGTAAGAATACGAGTAACCTTGACATACAAAACATAAGTGATAAGAGGATGAGAGCAGATCTACCTCAACTTGATCAAATGCAACTTATGGCAATGGATGAGGAGGGAGCAAGACTCCGAAAATCATTGTGCCCTGATTGTGGAAAAGAAGCAACGAAAGAATTTGGTGGTTTGGCAAGCTTTCCTGATGATAACATACTGAAGACTATATTCAGTGATTCACATCGTATGGAAAATTTTGCTCAATTAATTGATACCACAAAATATGATTTTACAAACGCATATGTTAACTTAGGTCTAGTCAATGATTCTCATGAGATCCACGTAGATGCTCCTAGAAAGGGCATGGGATATACTATGTTGATATATCCTAATATTGAATGGGGATTGAATTACGGTGGTGAGACTGTCTTCTATGAGGAAGATAGAACTGAGATAGTATACATAAATCCATATAAACCAGGTAGAATATGCATTTTTGATGGAAGTATACCTCATTGTGCAAAACCACAAGCATTAATAGGTCCTAAGTATAGATTTACGATTGCAATTAAGTTTGTACCTATCAATCCACAAGATGATGTAGAAATACTTCAAAAATAGAGATGTATCAGGCACTACCAAAAGAATTACATGTAAGGGATAGTTCCATAGCAGGTCAAGGTATCTTCGCTAGAGAGGATATAGATGCTATGATGTATCTTGGTGTGTCTCATATTATATTAGATGATGTGATATGGAGATCCCCTTTAGGAGGGTTTATAAACCATTCTGACGAACCCAATTGTATAAAGTGGTGCGAAGATAATATTTACTATGTGAAGACGATAAGAGAGATTAAGAAGGGCGAAGAGTTGTTTTTAAAGTATACTTTTTATAAAGTAGGATAAAACTCGCTAAATATAACTGACTTCGTATATTGTGGGAAAATGCCGACCACTTTATCCTATAAGGATATCAATATTACTTTTAAGAAGCATCCTGTTACTGATGACCTAGTTGTTAGTAAGGATGCTTCTGCTATTAAGCAAGCAATCGCTAATACGTTATTAACTAACAAAGGTGAACGGTTAATGAACCCTAGATATGGTTCTGATATACGAAGATATTTGTTTGAACCTTTAGATTATGGTACTGCTACACAAATTAAAACAAGTATAAAAGATACTTTAGATAGATTTGAACCAAGAATTAGAGTGGGAGATATCAATTGCATTCCTAATCTAGATGAAAATGGATTTGATATTGATATGACATATTCTATTAAAGGAACAGACCAACCACCAGTAACCGTAGACTTCTTCCTAGCTAGGACGAGATAATGCCATATACCCAGTTAAACAATTTAGACTTCGCTGATATAAAAACTGCTCTTAAAGAATACATGAGAGCACAGACGGATTTTACTGATTACGATTTTGAAGGATCTGCAATCAGTCAAATTCTAGATGTATTAGCATACAACACTTATTACACCGCATTCAATACCAATATGGTGGTGAATGAGTTGTTCTTAGATTCCGCAACTTTGCGGGATAATGTAGTATCTCTTGCTAAACAATTAGGATATACTCCCAAATCTATTACAGCACCTCAAGCGTCAGTTGATATGTCATTGACATTTGCTGGTACTGCACCTGCGGAAGTAACTATAAAAGCAGGTAGTGGATTTGTTACAAATTACGATGGTAGTCTATATCGTTTTATACTAAAAGACAGTATGAGGGTTCCTGTTGTCAATAGTGTAGCAACATTTACAAACATACCAATATTTGAAGGATCTCAGGTTGTCAATAGGATATTGGTTGATTCTACAAGTGCAACTCAAAGATTTATTATTGAAAATGCTGGTGTAGATATGAATACGTTAAATGTAAGAGTATTTGAATCACAAAATACTACTACATTTAAGGATTATAAACAAGCAAATAATATTTTAGATATTGGTGCTGATGATGAAATATATTTTGTCAGTGAGATAGAAGATGAAAAATACGAGATATTTTTTGGAGATGGAGTTCTTGGAAAAAAATTAGATGATCTAAATGTAGTTGAGTTAAGTTATATTGTAACAAATGGCACTGCTACCAATGGTGCTAAGACTTTTACATTCAATGGTCTCATGGAGGATGAGAATGGTACCACTATAACTCTTCC